TAAACCTACTGACCAAAACTATAAACAATTTTTATATGATTGTACAACTATCACTAAAACAACTAATTTACATATAGACCCAAAAGAAAATGTAATGAAAGCTATGTTGTATTTAAATGATATAACTTTAGATGATGGTCCATTTAGTTATGTAGAAAAATCTAACAGATGGACACATGATAAAATACAGAATGTATTTGGTAGAGCTATATCAACTGGTAGTTATTGTCATACACCAGAATCAAGAGCAGTAGTATTTCAATTACCAAAACAATTAAGAGTATCCCATAACTTTGGAAGATTACTACAAGACGGAACAGAAGAACAAGAAAGAATATTAAAATTAGAAAAACCATTTACTAGTGACAAAGGTAATCTATGTGTCTTTGACCCAGCTGGTATGCATAGAGGAGGTATTTGTAAAACAGGAACTAGAATTGCTTTACAGATATTAATGAAATGAAATTAAGTGATAGTGTATTAAAGAAAAGAGTATTTAAACAAAATATATTAGACTTACATTTAAAAGATTTTATGATAGGTCAAACTACACCTTATCTTAATAAGTTTAAAAATACATTAGATATAGGTGCGGCAACTGGTATGTATGCTAGTCACTTTGCGCAACACTCTAAAAATGTTATATGTTTTGAAGCAGTACCACCTGTGTATGAACAACTAGAAAAGTTAAAACAAAAACATAATAATGTTATTACACACAATCTAGCAGTTGCTGACTTTGAAGGTGTATCTGGTTTCTATGTAGATGACAAAAGATTATCTAATTCTAGTTTTCAAAATCTAGTAGATGGCCAATTGATAGAAGTAGATACAGTCACAATAGATAGTATGCAATTAAATGATGTAGGATTTATGAAGATTGATGTGGAAGGTATAGAGTTAGATGTTTTAAATGGTGCAGTAAATACTATTTTAGAGTACAAACCAACTTGTATGGTTGAAGTATATGACAAGTTTAATAAGTATCCAGTAGAAACAACATTTGAGTTTTTTTTCGTAAGAAATTATAGATGTTTTTATAACCATAAAGGTCAAGGTTTAAAGCCAGTAAGAACAGTAGAAGAAGGTATTGAGGCCACAAAGATACCAGAAATAACAGACGGTGATTTTTTATTTACAATATGATTATAACACACAAACTTGCTTGGGATAGTTGTCTATCACACCAGTTATGGCCAGCGATAGAAAAAGGTTGGAAAGATGAAGATAAATCTATACACTTTTTTTGGGGTCTAGGTGGAACAAATATTAGACAAATACAAGAAGTAATTGAAAAAGGCCAAGAGTGGTGGTATGTAGATGTGGGTTATATCACAGAACAAATTACAAGATACCCTAAACCAATAATAAACGATTACGATAAAACATACTTTAGAATAGTAAAAGGTGGTATGCATATCACTGGTGGTAAACCTGGTGATGGATCACGCCATAGATATTTGCTACACCAAGGTATAGACGCAGAGTTTAAAGGTTGGAACACAGGCGACTGTAATCATATATTACTAGCGCCATCATCACAGACAGTTTGTATTTACAATAATCAAATGGGACAAGAAGATTGGATAAAACAAGTTGGTGAAGAAATAAGAATATATACAGATAGACTTATTAGAATGAGAAACAAACCAAGACCTAATAATGAATGGTGGGGAACAGATATAAAGAATGATTTAAAAGACTGTCATGCATTAGTGACTAATATGAGTTTAGCAGCTGTTGATGCTGTGTTAAATAAAGTACCAATAGTGACACACAAAAATAATGTATGTTATCCTTTATCAGGTAATATTGCTAACATAGAAGAAAATACTGTGAAGAAAAGCAGAGAAGATGTGACTGTATGGTTAAATACTGTTTGTAATAATCAATTCACACTACAAGAGATAGAGGATGGTTTAGCATATAGTATATTGAAAGAACAATATGAAGTTTAGATTTAAGTTTATGTTTGCCTGTGTATGGACAGGTTTTCTATTAGGATTATTAGTAGGTGTATATTTATGCTAAACTTTGCTTGTGTATTTTACGGCAACAAATATAAAATAGACTATGTGAGTAGGTTGTATAATATGGTACAGCGAAACTCAACAGTACCACATAAATTTATTTGTTTTACAGACAATACAAGTATTAGAAGAATACTTAAATCAAAAAATATAGAATTTAGACAATTCGCAAGACACGATTTTGAGGGTTGGTTTCATAAAATGCAACTGTTTAGTCCTGACAGTAATTTAGAAGGTCCTACTTTATATATGGATTTAGATGTCGTAATTACGAAAAACATAGATTGTTTTTTTAAATATGGCGAAGATAAGAATTTTGTAGGTATGAATGACTTTAATCCTAGTAGTGGTCAATTCAATTCTAGTATAATGAAGTTTGATAATAAACAAGCAAGCAATTTGATATGGAAACCTTACATAAAAAATAGAAGTGATTATAAAGGAATGGCTGGTGATCAAAACATCATAACAGCATTAATCAAAAATCATAGTAATACAATCTCATTTCCAGATGAGTGGACACAATCATATAAATGGTTGAATCGCAAGGGTGAAAGATATGGTAGAGATTCATTTACATACGAACAAGACCCTAATGCGAAAGTATGCGTATTCCATGGAAGACCCAATCCACACGAATCAACTCAACTATGGGTAAAAAACCATTGGTATTAGTCAAAAATAAGAACAAAATAAGAACATCAACGCAAAATACCTTAAAAACCCCTATAAAATTAGCAAAATAATACTGTACAAGGGGGTTTTAACCTGATATTATAATAGTATATGAACAAAAAACTATTAATAATAATCAGCAATTGTCAATTATATTACTTGACAAATACTACAAATCCTGATATTATTAATCTAACAAAGGAGAAAACACTATGTCAAAAATAAAAGCATACATTGAAACATCAGTAGAGAACGCTGTTGATAAGCTTATATCAAAACTATCAGATGGTCAAATAGATTTAGATACTTGTAAATCTAAAATATTAGAACTTGATAATTTAGAAATGGTTGGTATCACAGAAGACAATGTTGAAGAAGTAATCGCACAGGAAAAACAATAATGAGTAAAACTTTTAATGTTTGTTATTTGAGAGAATATATGGACCCAGAAATGTCTGGTGAGTATTTTTACGCTTACGAAACTGTGTATAGAAATGTACCAATGAAGTACAAAAATAAATTTAGTACAGAAGCTATGAAGATGAAAATTCTTAAATTCTGTGACTGGAACTATAAAGAATCAGCTAAGAACTTTGAAAATGTGACTAAAGTAGAATTGATAGATGAAAAACAATACTATCAAACTTACGAAGATGTATTCGGTGAGTCAGCGGCTGAAGATAAAAATATGTTTAATGATTATGGTCAACAGTATCATAGACAATCATTAAGAAAAGATTTTAACAAAAAACTTACAAAAAGTAAAGTACCAAGTTATAATGGAAAGAAGTGTCATTAATGAAAACAGTTAATATAACAGTCAATAAAAAAACATTATTAGAGGTTTACAATCAAGTAGGTTTATTAAACAGTATGGGTTTTCCTAACTTTCAAAAAGGTGAACCAATTAATACTTTAATGAAAGAGATAAAAAAAGATTTGAAACAACAAAAGAAAGCAGAGAAACTTGGTTGGAAAGAAGTGTTAGAGTTTTGGCCACTATCAATCGTGGTACCAAGTATGATACTGCTAATACTAATAGGAGCAGGTACACAATAATGAAATACGGTGAAGAAAAGATAGTAAAAGAAATACACGATTATATTAAATCAACTTATAGTGAACATTACAGTACAACTAAAGATGGTTTTCAAGTACAAGATATGTTAAGACATTTAGGTATTGATAAAGACTTCTGTCAAGCCAACGCTATCAAGTATCTTGCTAGATATGGTAAGAAGAATGGTAAGAATAGAAAAGATTTATTAAAAGCAATACACTACATTGTTTTATTGATGAGTAGTGAAGACAACAAATAGGAGAACAATATGGACACACAATTTAAAGACACTGATATTATGGTAGTAAAAGAAGATTTAGGTAAAAATCTTTACAGAAAGAAAACTTATTACACACTTGTTGTTGAGCAAGATGTATTGGCAGATAACAAAGATGACGCTGATAAAAAGTTTACTGAATGTGGTATTAATCACTCAAATATAAATGCTGAAATTACAGATGAGAAAGACGGAGTGATAACATATATGGTTGACGCCAATTATTCAGATTCAGATACAACAGAATACCTTGGTAAAGTATCTTATACAGATGATGAGTATGCTGAAGAAAACGGTGATGTAGAAATAGATCAATATGCTGATGAGGTTGATATACCACATGAGGTAGATGTTCAATTAGAATTAAACGCAGACCAAGAAAGAGGTAAGTAATGGCTGAAGATATATTAGGTTATTCATCACACGACTGGCGTAAAAATACAGATAGTGCTGTTGTTGTAGATGATACTGTAGAACATAAAGGTTTGAAAGTAAATGATAGTAGAGTTATATTTGTTAACCCAAAGACATTGAAAGAAGAAACTGTTGATGTGTCAAGGTTGATAAGAGTTTATGTAAATAACAGAGAAGATTTAAAAAGGAGTGTAAAATAATGATGCATGATTTACAAAGACCACTAGAAGATTTAAAAGAGATTAAAAAACTAGTAGAAGACCAAAAACCAAGATACCTTATTGTAGATACAATTAATACTAAAATTAGTGAGTATGAAACTGATATAGAATCAGTAGAAGAATACCTAAGAAATAATCCACCAATGTTTAGTGAGGATTCTATAAATGAAGATACTATTAAAGACGGTGTAGTAATGGGTGTCACAGGATTGGATAAGTAATGCCATTTGGACCAACGACATTAAGAAATAAGAGGGAAGAGTTTGTATTACAAAAGATAGAGTATTACAAAGTTAATGAATACATGGGTAGGTCTAATTGGAAAAGACATTATTTTGATACTTACAAAGAAGCTGTAAAGATGTTTAAGAAACTAAAAGAAAACAAAAGAAAGATATTAATATATGCTTGTAGAAATGACGAGTTAGGTGAAATTTCAACAGGACTAAATGATAGGTTTACAAATGAGTAATCAAAGACCAGCAAAGATAGAAAAGAAATTAGATAGAAATGGTGACATGCAAGTCTTCAAGTTTTTTAAGACTGCTGCCAAACTATTAAAAGACGAGGGTAAAGAAGAC